GAGTTTGGTGTACCTTGTATATCTAGACAGAGGAATTATTTTGGGATATTATAACGAAGCTATTACTGTTGATGAACTTCCAAAACATATTGTGTCACAAAAGGTATACAAGTTGCCACCGCTCCACTAAATATTTTTTATTATGAAGGAAGTATAATGAAGGAAGATATACATATCAAAAAGCGAGACGGAAGCAGAGTACCGTTAGATATACAAAAGATTCACAAGGTCGTAAATTTTGCCTGCGAAGGATTAGCAGGAGTATCAAGCAGTTTGATACAAATGAACGCAGGTATACAATTTGCTGACGGAATGACCTCAAGAGAAATACAAGATTTGTTAATTAGATCCGCAAACGATCTAATAAATTTAGAAAATCCAAACTATCAATATGCCGCGGCAAGATTATTATTGTACGGAATTTACAAAGATGTGTTTGGTGGATTCAAAAAAATTACATTGTATGAGATGGTAAAAAGAAATATAGAAAGAACAGTTTACGACTCGGCTATACTTGATATGTACACTGAAGAAGAATTTGATAAGATGGAAAAATATATCCATCACGGAAGAGATGAGAACTTTACCTATGCGGGACTTAGACAAATAGTAGACAAGTATCTTTGTCAGGATAGAAGTTCTGGTGAGATATATGAATCACCGCAACACATGTACATGATGATTGCCGCTACACTATTTGCTAGATATCCTAAGGAGGATAGGTTACATTATGTAAGGAGATATTATGATGCGACCTCACTTTTTAAAATTAATATCCCAACGCCAGTCATGGCCGGTGTCAGAACGCCTATTAGACAGTTTGCTTCGTGTGTCCTTGTTGACAGTGACGATACCCTTGATAGTATCTTCGCAAGTGATATGTCGATTGGTAGATACACGGCACAGAGAGCAGGCATTGGAATCAACGCAGGACGTATCAGAGGAATAAACTCCAAGATAAGGGGAGGAGAAGTAGCACACACAGGAGTAGTCCCGTTTCTAAAAAAGTTCGAAGCCACGGTTAGGTGTTGTACTCAGAATGGTGTACGTGGAGGAAGTGCTACGACTCATTTTCCTTTTTGGCATCAAGAAATTGAAGATATCCTAGTATTGAAAAATAACAAAGGCACAGAAGATAATAGAGTACGTAAGTTAGATTATTCTATTCAGCTTAACAAAACTATGTATGAGAGGTTACTCACCCAGGGTGACATTACTCTTTTCTCGCCACACGATGTGCCAGGATTGTACGAAGCATACTTTGGAGATGCTGATGAATTTAAAATTTTATACGAAAAGTATGAAAAAAATACAAAGATAAAGAAGAAAAAGATCAGTGCCATGGATTTGTTTTCAGCATTGGTAAAAGAACGTGCTGAAACAGGACGTATCTATATTATGAATGTTGATCATGCTAATAACCATAGTTCATTTAAAGATACTGTATACATGAGTAATCTTTGTCAAGAGATTACACTTCCAACCAAACCCTTACAACACATCGACGATGAGCAAGGTGAAATAGCACTTTGTATTCTATCAGCAATCAATGTAGGTGTTATTAAAGATTTAGATGACATGGAGGATCTTTGTGATCTAGCAGTAAGGGCATTAGATGAAATTATCGATTATCAAAAATATCCTGTAAAAGCCGCAGAAATATCTACAAAGGCAAGAAGAAGTCTTGGAGTAGGATACATTGGTTTAGCACACTATCTTGCGAAGCATGGTTGTAAGTATTCAGATAAGAAAGCATTAACAAAAGTACATGAGCTTACAGAAGCATTTCAATACTATTTGCTAAGAGCAAGTAATAAATTAGCACAGGAAAAAGGTCAATGTGACTATTATGATCGCACTAAATATAGTGATGGAATACTGCCTATTGATACATACAAGAAGGAATTGGACGAAGTTTGTTCAATTACACTAAAATATGACTGGGATGATCTTCGCGAGAGCATTGGACTTCACGGTTTACGGCACTCAACATTGTCCGCACAAATGCCATCGGAGAGCAGTTCCATTGTGTCGAACGCAACCAACGGAATCGAACCGCCTAGAGGGTTCTTGTCCGTTAAGAAGTCAAAAAAAGGGCCTCTTAAGCAGATTGTTCCGCAGTATACTACGTTAAAGAATAACTATACATTACTTTGGGACATGCCAAGCAACGATGGTTACATCAACATAGTAGCAGTAATGCAAAAGTTCTTTGATCAAGCTATATCAGGAAACTGGAGTTATAATCCTACACATTTTGATAATAATGAAGTACCTATGAGCATAATGCTCAAAGACTTGTTAAATACATACAAGTACGGTTGGAAAACTTCTTACTATCAAAACACCTACGATTATAAGACTGATGGTGATGTAGAAGAACCACAACATCCTTTGGGCTGGCATGATAACGTAAAAGAAAATCCAGTTGAAAGAACAGAATTCAACGGTACCGATGAGGAGTATGAAGAATATTGTGACAGTTGTGCTATTTAGAGATTGACATATAAGTCTTATGATAGTATAATAGTTACACAGGTAGAGGAAAATAAAAATGGCAAAAACAGTATTTAATAAAGAAAAAGTGGATTTCACAAAGAGCACGATGTTCTTTGGTCCTGACCAGAACACACAAAGATATGATGTATTTAAATTTCCAGAGTTTGATAAACTTAATCAAACTATGTTGGGTTACTTTTGGAGACCTGAAGAAGTTTCACTACAAAAGGATAGAGCAGACTTTGCTAATTTTAGACCAGAACAAAAACATATCTTTACTGCCAACTTGAAATACCAAACTTTATTGGATAGTGTACAAGGAAGAGGACCTAGTCTAGCATTCCTACCCTATGTTTCATTGCCTGAGTTAGAAGGTTGTATTGTTACTTGGGACTTCTTTGAAACAATCCATTCACGTTCATATACACATATTATAAAAAATGTATACGCAGACCCAAGTGAAGTATTTGATACAATATTAGATGACAAAGAGATTTTGAAACGTGCTCAGTCAGTCACTAAAAACTATGACAGTTTCACCTTAGCGGCTGATGATTGGTTTCATCGTAAACAAGGAACTATGTATGATGTTAAGAAAAAACTTTTCTTAGCTATGATGAATGTAAACATACTAGAAGGTTTACGTTTTTATGTATCATTCGCTTGTACATTTTCTTTTGCTGAATCAAAAAATATGGAAGGCTCAGCTAAAATTGTTTCACTAGTAGCTAGAGATGAAGCAACACATTTAAATTTATCAACACATGTTCTTAAGAATTGGATCAAAGGAAACGATGATCCAGACATGAAAAAAATTGCTCGTGAATGCGAGGACGAAGTTTATGAAATGTGGAGAACCTGCGTTGATGAAGAAAAGGCCTGGGCAAATTATCTTTTCAAAGACGGAGCAATAATTGGATTGAACGAAGATCTGTTACATCATTATGTAGAGTTTATTGCTAACAAAAGACTGAAAGCATTAGGATACAAAACCATTTATGACCGTCCACTTAACAATAACCCATTACCTTGGACACAACATTGGCTTTCAAGCTCAGGACTTCAAGTAGCACCACAGGAAACAGAAGTAGAAAGTTATATCATTGGAGGTATTAAACAAGATGTGGACAAGGATGTACTGAAAGGTTTTAAATTGTGATGAAAGCAGTAATCTATAGTAAAACTCATTGCCCTAGTTGTTTAAAAGCAAAGGCAGAGTTTAAGAAATTGGGTGTCGAATATGAAGAAAAACTTATCGGAACTGACATCCAACCTCAAGAATTGTTTACCATTTTCGAGGAAAAAGGATTAGCACAGCCAAGAACAGCACCGCAGATCTTTATAAGTGATACTTATATAGGAGGATATGAAGCATTGTTGAAATATATTGAAGATACAGGCTTCAACGGAACAGGAGCGTCAGTAGGCTAATGTTAATTGAAAAACCATACGGTATTGGAGATACCGTTACGTTTAAGACTGGGGCCGGCGAAGAAGTAGTAGCCAGAGTCACAGAAGTAAAAGATGATTCTATAAAGGTTAAAAAGCCCATGGTATTGACTATGACGGAGAAAGGAATTGGAATGGTTCCTTATGCTTTGACAGTCAGCATGGATACTGATATGCTTATCAATTTAGCTAACATAGTATTCATTGCTAAGACAAGTCCAACAACCTCCAAGCAATATGTAGAATCAACGACAGGACTAAAGGTAGTCAACTAAAGGAGATAATATGTCAGATATACACGAACAAATAAAAGCTCATTACGAAGCATACTTGGCTGAGGCAGAGTCTTTTGATACAAAAGGTGTAAAGGCCGCGGCCGCTAGAGCAAGAAAGGCTCTTGGCGAAATGGGCAAATTGGCAAAAGCTCGAAGAGCTGAGATCCAAGAAAAAAAGAATAATATGTAAATAAATACAGTTAAGGAGGAGAAATCCTCCTTAATCTAAGAAGGGCAAACTATGGCACAACAAGGTAAGCTAAAATGGTATAATCATGTCAAGGGGTATGGCTTCATTTCAAGAGAAGAAGACCAGAAAGACCTCTTTTGTCATGTGTCTGAATTTAGAAAGTCAGGCATCAAGAAAGTCAAAGAAGGCATGATTATTGAATATGAACTTTCAGACCATAATGGCAAACCAGTAGCAGTCGATATCAAAGTAGTTCACATTCCAGAATAGGAGAGTTAGATGGCGGAAGCCATGTTGTTATTCATGTTGGTTATTAAACATGCCCTAGCTGATCTGGTACTACAGAGCAGACTTACTTCTGGAGACAAAAGCAATCTAAAAAGTTGGAAAGGTTACATACACGCAGGAGACCACGGCCTTCTTACGTTCGTTGTATTCTTATTCTTTACTAGCTTCGAAAATTCTGTTATAATTGGCATGTTGGATTACGTGCTTCATTTTCTTATAGATTACATCAAAACT